AGTCAACGCAGCTTCCGCGCTGACTCTGAACAAGTTCCAAAACCTGTCCTACCTGTTCGGCGTGAAGAACCTGCAGAACTACGGCATGACCAACGATCCTGCGCTTCCTGCCAACCTGACCCCGGCCACCAAGGCGGCCGGCGGCACCAAGTGGGTGGGCACTGGCGGCGTACCGAACGCCACCGCGCTGGAAGTGCTGAAGGACGTGCAGTCCATGTACTGGAACCTGCAATCTCGCCTGAAAGGTAACGTCAAGCTCAACAGCAACATGACTTTGATCATGTCGCCGAACGCCGAAGTGGCGCTGACCTTCACCAACGAGTTCAACGTCAACGTTGCCGACCTGCTGAAGAAGAACTATCCGAACCTCAAGGTGCGCACCGTGCCGGAGTACGCAACCGCGTCCGGTGAGCTGGTTCAGCTGGTTGTCGATGACATCAAAGGACAGCGCACTTGGGACTGCTGCTTCACTGAGAAGATGCGGGCCCACCCGGTCAAGGTTGAGCTGTCAAGCTTCCAGCAGAAGAAGAGCCAAGGCACTTGGGGTACCGTCATTTATCGCCCGATGGCGGTACAGGGCATGCTCGGAGTCTGATGCTGTGCTAAGATGGGGGCGAAAGCCCCCTCTTTTTTTGAGAGAGATGATGATGATGAGTGATGAAGTGAAAAAGGTGTGCTTGGCTACGGTTGAGGTGAAGGCTACCGAGCTGCCACTGGTGCAGGAGCTTATCGAGGCGCTGCGCAAGGATTTTGACCGACTGCCTACCGGAGTCAAAATGGCAGTAAATGCCATCGTGATGAAGGAAGATTGAGTGGGAACCATAATCCAACCAAAGTTTCACATTGGCGACATAGTCCGCCTGTATTCCGGTTCGCCACGCATGACCGTGGTAGAGCTGTCTGGCCAGCGCGTAACCTGCGCTTGGTTTGTTGACCAACTGCTTCACTGCAAAGATTTCGATGCTGATGCGCTGACGATTGACGAAAAAGGATCCAAACAATGAGCAAGATTACCGTAGGTTGCCGCCTCCCGCTGGGTCTTATCCTGCGACTGCAAGATGGCAGTGGCAATGAAACTCGCGTGGAACTGCGCGGCCAGAACGCCGACATGAACGGGGCGATCTATATTCGCGAGACCATGTGCGGTTACACCGAAGTCGACAAAGACTTCTGGGACAAGTGGTGCGAGCTTCATAAAGACTTTGAGCCGCTGGTCAATGGTGACATCTTCGCGGAAGCCACCGAATCCAAGGCTCGCGGTGCAGCCAAAGAGCGCGTCAAGAACAAGACCGGTCTTGAGGGTGCGGATGCGACCGAGAACGATCTGACCGAAGCGAAGGAATAACCCATGGCGGCCGTCGTCTTTGACCCTGCCGCCTTCAAGGCGGCCTATCCAGAGTTCAGCGCGGTGCCAGATGCCGCGCTGGAGGGTTACTTCGTGCGGTCGCAGCTGTTCCTTGCCAACCAAGATTGCCCCGTGCAGGACGAGGCTAAGCGCCTCGCTTTGTACTGGCTGCTGGTAGCGCACATTGCCCAGTTGGCTGGAGCGCTTAACCCGGGCGGAATCCCCGGACCGGTTGGCCGCACGTCCAGCGCCACCGAGGGCAGCGTCAGCGTGTCACTGGAGTTCAATGCCACCATGGGCGCCAGCTGGTTTGTGCAGACATCCTATGGCGCGCAGTTCTGGGCGGCCACTGCCTATCTGCGCTCATTCCGTTACGTGGCAAGGCCGACGAGGTATTGACATGCGCGTAAATTGGAAGGTTACAAAGGAGTCAAAATACATCATCCATCTAATGGCGGAAGATGTAGAGCTTGAGCAAGAAGATCTGGAAGACCTCGAGGAAATTGGCCTATCCATCAACAACGAGCGATCACCAAAAAATGCATTCGCAAAAGGCATTTTCTGGAGGAGAATTTATATCGCAACGGACAAGAATGCGGAGTTTTCTGAATGGCAACCCTAACAGGCGGCGACAAGCTGGCCCGCAAGCTGGCTGAGATAGCCAAGAACATGGCCCCCGGCAAGCTGGACGTAGGATTTATGACTGGGGCGACCTACCCAGACGGCACGCCGGTTGCTCAAGTGGCATTCTGGAATGAGTTCGGCACCAGTCGCGCACCGGCTCGACCGTTCTTCCGGGCTATGATCGCCAAGGAGTCTGCTGGATGGCCAGAGCTACTCGGCAAAGCTGCCGTGCATTCAGGTTACAACACACGCCAGACCCTATCTCTTATCGGTGAGAAGATCAACGACGATCTGAAGTCATCCATCGTCGGTTGGCAGGACCCGCCAAACGCGCCGAGCACCATCGCCAAGAAGGGGTTCAATAAGCCATTGGTAGACACCGGCGACATGCTGCGCTCTACTACTTATCAAGTCCGCATGGAAGGTGATGAATGAACCTCCGCGCCATCGCCAACGCGGCGACTCAATCCATTAACCCCAACACGCCGGTCACCGTCAAGGTGTCCAGCGGTTACACCATCGACCCATCAAGCCGTCGGCAGGTACCGACCTACACCACCGAGACCGGGCAAGCCAACATCCAGGCGCTGGACGGAAAGGACCTTAAGCAGCTGGACGGCCTGAACATTCAGGGCACCATCAGAGCCGCCTACCTCTACGGAAATCTGGCTGGCGTTGTGCGCCCAGATAGCAAGGGCGGTGATCTGGTAGAGTTCAACAGCCAGAGCTGGCTTGTTGTCAAGGTGCTGGAGACTTGGCCGGACTGGTGCAAGGTGGCTATCGTTTATCAGGGAACCGCAGCATGAGCGCCATGCCAAGCATCACCATCGACAACGTGATCGCCGCGCTGGCGGATTTTCTGGATCCGCTAATGCCGGCAGGGACGCAGATTGTGCGGGCACAGGTGAACCGAGTCGCCATGCCGGAGCCTCCGTGCATCGTGTTGACAGAGATGGGGCAATATGATCTGGCCACCACCCGCAACACATACGGCATCAATACCGGGGCGGACTTTCAGAGGTCAACCCGCATTGACGTCCAGATCGACTTCTATGACGGTCAGGCTGGCGAGATGTGCAACACGGCCAAGACCCTTCTGCGCAGCTCATACGGGCCTGACAACTTCCCCGGTAATATCAAGCCGCTCTACTGCTCCGATGGCATTCAGGCCCCGCTCATAACCGGCGAAGAGCAATACGAGGCTCGTTGGACGATAACAGTCTCGATGCAGTACAATCCTGTCATCAACGTGGCTGCTGAGCAGTTTGATACCGTTGGTGAAACATCGGTCATTGCGGCCGATTTACTAAACCCCGCATAAGGAGAAGGCGATGCCTATCCCAGTCAGTCAGATCGTAACCGTCAATCCGGCGGTGGTGGGGGCAGGTGGAAATCCGCTTTCCCTCAATGCCGTGTTTTTGGATGATGGCGCGCTCACTTCCGTATCCAGCCTGCTGAGCTTCCCCGATCTGGAAAGCGTCGGCAACTATTACGGCTTCAACTCCACCCAGTACACGCTGGCCGGGTTCTATTTCAACGGGCCAGATAACAGCCTGAAGAAGCCAGGCACTCTATTTTTTGGTGGCTACGCCGACGCGGATCGGGCTGCGTGGCTGCGCGGGCAGAAGATCACGCTTACTCTGGATCAGCTTAAGGCTGTTACAGGGGTATTGTCCATTGAGGTTGATGGCGATCCGCACACCTACTCGCCAGTAAACTTGTCGACTGCTACCAGCTTCACTGATGCGGCTGCCAAGTTGACGACTGGCCTAGCTCTTACCGGAACGGCCGCGGTAACCTGGGACGCCACAGCGTCATGCTTCGTGGTAACATCAGGCACTACTGGCGCTTCGTCCTTGATCACTCAGTGCGCAGGAACAGCTGCTGAACCTCTGGGCCTGTCTGCTGGCATTTTGTCACAAGGAGTTTCCGCTGACACTCCGGCAACCGCCATGGCTCGTGTCGCTACCCAGTCCTACAACTGGGCCACGTTCATGACCATTTTTGAGTGTGACGCTGACCAGCTGACCGGCTTTGCTCAGTGGGCAAACACTCAGAACAAGGGCTGTATGTTTGTGGCATGGGATACCGCAGCTGGCTACAAGACCACCAACAACCCCGCTGTGTTCGGATCCATCGTGGACGCCATGAACTACGACGGCACTCTGGTGGTCTACGGCGAGGCAGAGCATGCCGCTGCTGCGTGTGGCTGGGCTGGCTCGGTTGACTGGCAGGCCGCAAACGGGCGCAGCACCTTGGCGATGCGGCAATTCGATGGGTTAACGCCTTATGTGACCAACTTGACAGATGCCGAGGCCGTGCTGTCCAACAACGCCAGTTATTATGGCGCGTATGTTGACAAGGGCGAAGGTAACGAATACAGCGTCATGTATGACGGCCAGATGAACGGCTCAAGCTTCAAGTGGGCTGACTCTTTCATATCTCAGCTTCGCCTGAACGCCCAGCTCCGCTTGGCCATCTTCAATGGCCTGCTGTCCGTCAACTCCGCGCCGTACAACGCTCTTGGGTACACGCTGATCCGCTCCTGGTGCCAAGACCCGATCGACGAGGCGCTGAACTATGGAGGTATCCGTACCGGTGTGCCACTGAGCAACTCGCAGAAAGCCGCAATTGCCCAGCAAGCTGGTTTGGACATCAGCTCCGACCTGCAAAGCAAGGGTTACTACCTG